CTCTTCTCAGAGTATTGCATTGTCTCTCCAATCTTCTTCTGTACGTTAGTGGATGCACACATCACATCAGGTGGTCTACATAGATCATAACCGCTAAAATCCCAGTCATTTAATTTTCCATCTGTAGCCAACTCATTGATGTGTTTCACTAGTACTTCCCACTCAGGTCCTGCACAGTTGACTCCAACCATACATTCAGAAGTAAGAGGATGTCGAGAGAGGAACTCAGCAACTGGCAAGTAGTATTGTCTACAAGCAACAGCGAAGACACATTCGAGAATGTAGAAAATTCTAACTTTCTCAGAATCTTCAGCAACTACTTCATCCTTAAGACAAGTACGTACATACACGCCAATTCCTTCACCTCTATCAAAAGAAGCCATCATTTCATCGTAGTATTTTTGTGCCATAGAAGAGAATTTCCATCTCTTTCTACCATCTGGATAATCTGGCATTTGCTCAAACACACCACTTGATTCTTTCGTACCGTCTGGAATACCGGCTGATGTCTTCATTTTGAGTGGATCCATGTATCGAGAATCCTTAACTCCATTAATTGCTTTGTCAAGGTCAAGAGCTTCACATAATTCTGGATGCGCTTCCATATAAGGCTCTAAAGCCTCTAATAGTTGCGCCCAGTAATCATCAAAAGCCCATTTGAGAGATTCAGGTGGGACTTCCCATGCGCCTTTTGCTACACGCTTCAAATTTTTGTTATGATGCGTCCACGGCTCCTTGAAGTCTGGTGATTTCCACCGACATTTCTCACCAAAATGCTTCTCGATTTTTGGACTCAATGCTGATTTACGGACCCGAGATCTATATCTCGGCAAATTCGTGTTGTGACCGACAACCGTCATACAGGGATGGTCATCCATCGCACCCGGTTTAAACATTTCTGTCTTTGGGTGCGGTCCTTCTCCTGTAGTCAAGTCCACGCCTAGTCGAGTTAGCTTTAAATCTTTCATCTCTGGTTGATTCGTATAGCTTGGAGATAGTTCAAGCTTCTCCTTAGCTGCCTTGTAATCTTCGTATGTGATTTCTTGAGCGTAACCCTTTCTGGAGGTCAATCCGTTGTTTTTTCCAGCAATATGGAATCCAAGAATGGATCCATCTTTCCTGTCTGCGATGATTGGGCAGCCACAAAAACCTTCTTTTGTGACTCGTGAAACGTAGGATAAACCTCGTCCAACGCTAAAGCCCGCACAATCAACATCATTTTCATATAGACAAGAAAGATCTTCTTTACAAACCTCGAATGATGGTTTACCGATAAATTCAATAGGCTTACCAGATGTTCGAAGCAAGTAAAGGAGTTTTCCTTTGATGTAATTCGTTCCCGATTTCTTAGGAAGCATGTATGCTATGGAGCGTGCCAATTTTGGGGCCTTAGCGACCTTAATTATAACAGCGTCCTTTCCTGATATTTGTACCATGCTTTTCTCATAGACTCGGGTTTTGTGTCGTACACCATTGGTTTCCATGAAAAGATCCAACTCGCTCAGAATGTCTGAACTATATGGATCCTTCTTGAAAAAGTGTCGTGGTAAAAGGAGCACCCCGGGTTCAAGGTAAACTCCAATCACTCTACGTGTGTGTCCATCAACTGTAGCCTCAACATTAGTTAGAGACTTAGCGAGAATATTTTGACACTCATCTGACGATGAATTCTTTGTCAAGAAGGGTTCAGGAACAACTCGATTGAATGAAAACCAATCATTCCAAGATGTTCTCTTTTCTCCAAGTTCAACTTCTGGTTGTCTCATCGAGTTCCAGATCACTAATCCTGTTACAACAGCTCCTATAACACCCACAGCAGTAGGGACAAGAGGGTTATATTCAGAACAGTGTCTACGACTCTTTTCATAGATTTCTTTTTGGAAATGCGGATCACTCATTGATCTTGCTTTAAGGTCTTCGTAACGTTGACGAAAACCCACAGCTCGTCGCCACCACATCACAAAGAATAGAGTTATTGTTACCAACACACTCATAATTGTAGGCATAAGCCACCAATCATATTCTTTAATGACGAGTACTGGTACGACGCGAGTGAACCAAAAGTACCATGGAAAACAGATTCTACCTAAAATTTTTTCAAAGAAATAAATGTTCACGTAGAAATCGTGCCAATCAAGATATTTTTCAGTGTACACTCCAAAATCGGCATACAATTCTCTCCTTTCAAAGACATATTCAGAATATTGTGGGTATGGATAGTACCACCCAAATTCTAAATATTCACGTGTTCGAAATTCAATGGTCTCATAAGCACGAGGATTCAGGCCAAAGTTCTCCATAATTCTTCCAAAAGACAGAAGAATCATAAAGGAGATAACTCCCCAAATCAATGCTCGCCGAAACAGATAACTCAAAGGTAAGAAAATCTGTTTTTCGGCTGCAACCATGCGAAGAAATTGATCCTTCCTTTTACCAAACCAAGTGAGTGAACCGTCGCGTCTGATTTCCCATTTTCTAGGGATAAGACTGAAGACGGAACATCCAATTGTTTCAGGCCAATAGCTCAGTTCTTCGACTAATTCTTCATGCATACACCGCATGACATTGTTGTCGATTGACCAGAGCCACTTAAACTTGATGAAGGGATTAACCCATGGTAAAACAGAAGACCACATCAAAGACCCAGCAGTTGAAGCTGCAGTTTGAATCAAGCCCATTTCGGGTTCATTTTTGCTTGAATCATCCTCTTCTCGTCCACAGAACGCACATATTCCGCCAGAATGGAACTTACAAGGTGACCGAAATGGTCCAACCTGTGTGCGTGCAGGACAAACCAACTCAGAATCTTTGATTGAATCCGCATCAGTTTCTCGAGTTTCGATTTTAACACCAGCAAGGGTGTGTTCATCTTTATTCGGACACTTACAATAAGCAGCTAACCTCTTACAGGTCAAACAGCCTTTCTTCTTGTTTGCATTGTGAGCTTTATCAAGTTTGTCTTGCTCAGCATAGTGGTCCATGCACTGTTTCCGAATTAACTCAAGAACTTCTGGAGTGGTTAGATCAACACTCTTCTTTCCTTCCCACTCGAAATACACAACCTTCCTTTGATCATCTTGGTAGACGATTTCGTAAACATCGTACCAATGATAATCATCTGTACCATCCGTCTTTGAAGAATCAAGACGACCAAAGTCATCTGCAAATTCTTTTTTCACACGCATGTCGATGATGGGATATCTTCTTTCCCATGCGCCTTTCGTTTTAGCGACATGCATAAATGGTTGTGGTGTATTACCAGTAGAAATAACGCCAATATGTTGCATAGTAATCTTTGCTTTATCCTCCAAATTTGATCTATTTGGATGGTATGGCACTGGATCAACCAAAGCAAGAGCAGTGTTATAGGCATTCTCAACAGATTTAGCCAAATGCTCTTTAATCGGCAATGTTTCATTGATAGTGACAATTTGAGTGGCATTATTCAACTCATCCTGGTATGGTGCCATTAGGTTAATTTGAGCATTATCTTCTTTCCGATACTCAACTCCTCTGGCAAGACACATAGCTTCAGCCACAATGGGTGCAAAGGTGGATTTACCAACTTTCGGTCCTCCATTCAAATGGTAGGCTTTAGCCACTTTGACTCTATCCAGTTTTTGTACAAAATCTCTAACATCATTGTACAAAGCACATACTTCCTTGTAAAGACTAGAAGCCTGCAATGTAATAAATTTTTCCTTTTGAGTTTTGACAAATTTGTCTAGAGTTTTCTGGATGGTTTCAACTTCAACAAACATTACTTGTCGTTCTTCCATAGAGGATTTACCTTCCCTCTTAAAGTCTAGAAACTTCTTATGCCATTCATAATATTTAGCATGACAATTCGCCAAAGTAGACGAATTAATGAGAATCGGATCAAG